GTAAACTTTTTTTTGTGTTGATTGTGTGGGTTGGGGGTTGGTGTGTTTGGTGGGGAGATTACACCACCTCTCTCTACTACTTTCCTTACAATAGTAACTGCAATACACTCCGTTTGGTGTACATTAGGGAGTATATAAGACAATGTTTCGGATTCTTATTACATATACACAGGATAGTTAGAGATAGTTAGTGTGATGAGCTGAAAATAGAAACGACATTTAGAATGCATGCATTGTATTTTAGTTTGGGTACACCGTTTGCGGTTTCGGGTTTCGGTGTCGACATGTCGGGTCGTATATACATATATAACCCCCACCCTTTTCCTTTCTCAAAAAATTTTGTACATTGCAAAAAATTTATATCATGGCAAAAGCGATTAAAAAAAATAAACCTGTTAAGGGTGTTAGCACAGAAGGTCTTACATCTAGACAGGCAAAAACACTTCAAAAACATTCAGTTCACCACACTAAAAAGCATATAGCTGCAATGGTTAAGGCTATGAAGGGTGGTGCAACATTTGGTCAATCTCATAAAAAAGCTCAACGTAAAGTTGGAACTTAATGCCTAAATCTGTTAAAAAAACAAAAAGTGTTAGAGCCCCTTTTGGATTTCATTGGATTAGAAAGGGATTAGATAGATATAGTTTAGTCAAAAACAAAGGATCTTTTGTTCCTTATCCTGGAGCAAGTCTTACTGTTAAATTTAAAGTAGAAGAAAAAAAAGAAAATGCCTAGAGCTGTTAAGAGAGATCCTAAAGTCGGTACTGGTAAAAAACCAAAAGGTTCTGGTAGACGACTCTACACTGACGAGAATCCTAAAGACACTGTAAGCATTAAGTTTGCTACTCCTGCAGATGCTAGAGCAACTGTATCTAAGGTGAAACGCATTAGTAAGCCATACGCTAGAAAAATACAGATATTAACTGTTGGTGAGCAGCGTGCTAAAGTTATGGGTAAAAGTGAGGTTGCTAGTATATTTAAACGTGGTAAAGAATCTATAAGAAGAAATAGAAATGCCTAAGGCTTTAAAGAAAAAGTTATACAAAAGAGCGAAGAAGAAGTTTCCTAAAGATAAAAAGCTTCAGGATAGATATGTATATGGCACTTTAAATAAAATTAAGAAAGTAATGTTTGGAAGTATTTACAATATGATATACAACGTGTTTTGGATTGATGATGATTTATGTGTTGTAGTGTGTCAAGATACTTTTGGAAACGTAATTAGTATATCATCTAGTGATGAGTGTTAAGGATAGAAAGACAGAGCAGCTAGGAATGAATCCTGGTACTGCTTCAAACAGACTTAAGAAAAACTTATTATTTGAGTTTGCGAAAAGATTAGATATGCACTGGTGTTATCAGTGTGGTGCAGAGATAGAAGATTGTGATGATTTTACTATAGAGCATAAAACCCCTTGGCTTCATTCAGAAGATCCCAGGGGTTTATTTTTTGATATTGACAATATAGCCTTCTCTCACAAGAGCTGCAACTATAAAGCAGCTAGAAACAGAAAGGGTAAACCTTGTCCTTCAACGACAGCTTATAGAAATGGCTGCCGATGTGAAGGATGTGTAAAGGTTCAAAGTGATTATAGAAAATCTTGGGAGAAGAAATCCTAAGATTCTGTACCAAATATCATAAACTCAACTACAGTTCCACTAGTTACAGCGTAAGCTTTTAGATCTATAGAACTATTTAAAGGCATAAAAGCAAACTCTCCACCCTGAAGTAGTAATAATATAGGGTTTCCAGATGTTGTAGCATCATATACTATTATATGATCTGATGCTGTAGCATCTGTGTTTTTTACATATAAATAAGCAGGAGCTGTAAAATCTGCTGCTGTATGTAGTGTTACTTGACCAGATGCTGTACCTTTAGCTGTAGATGTTATTGCGTTACGAGCTAAACCTGTAGTAGAACTTGCAGTTATAGATGTAGATACAGATAAGTTTAGATTTTGAGATAATAAATCTGTGCTTGTTATTGTTAATTTAGGTGTTACTGTTGCCATTTTATTTTAAATTATGTGTGTTTGCAAATATATAAAATTATTTTTATTTTATTGTTATATGTCAGCTATAGTGAGTTCTGCTCCATAAATTTTATCAGAAGTAGATGTTGTTGTAACTTTTATTAACAAGTAATTTGTAGCTGTAGAAGATACAGCTGTTGAGGCCCCAGTTCTTGAGTCAGTAAATGCTTGATTAGAATTTGCACTTCCAGTAACTGCAATTGAAGCGGCACCTGTTGTATAGTTTACATTATAAAATTGACAAGATCTATTTTGTGAGGCGTATACTTGACCATGTGTTACTTTTTTCCCTTTAGGTATTTCTATCATAGCATACATTTCTATAGTAGAGCTACCAACTCTAATAGAAAAGTTATTTGCGATGTCATCCTCTACCATAACCCTTTCTAAGTTTGCGTCATCGTTAGACATAAACATATTGGGTAAAACTTTTATTTTATCGTCATAGCTTGTACTACCAATTTCACTTATTATAAATCTTCTAAGCTCATCTATATCTTCTTTTAAAAGCTGCATTTGATATATAAGTGCTGCCTCACCTTCAAAAACTTCAAGCTCTGTATGTTTATTATTATCATAATTAGCTTTTAAAGCTAATAGATCGTCACCCGTTTTATTGTGGATTTCTCCTGATTTTCTTGATGCTAGTGCCATATTATATTTTTGCTATAGTTAGCTTACCTCCGTATACCTCTTCACCAGATGCTTGTGCTAACTCTATTAATATATAATTAGTAGCATCAGAGTTAACGTCAGTAATATTTATTTGTGTACCAATATTACCAGTACCTTTACTTGTTACCGTCTTACTATTAACGTCAGCCTCGTAAACAGTAACAGCAGATGTTGCACTACCATAAACATCTACATGAGTAGCTTTAAACCCAGCAGGTATATCTACGTAAGCAAAAAGCTTTGCTGTACCATGAGACTCTAACCACCGATCACTACCTGTGTCATCTATCATTGCAGGTCTACCAACATCATCTGGCATAAAGTCACTTGGTAGTATCTTCACGTATGTTATACCAGGTAAAACGTTACCAGTTACACTTAAATTACCCGACTCATCTAAACTTCCTATCTCTGTGCTAGCGTTGTTTTCAAATGAAAATTTTTGTCCTGTCTCATCATTATCAGAATCTATTCTAAAAGTCATATTACCATCAGTGGTAAGGACAGCGTCTGCATCTGCAGCTCCAAACTTAAATACACCTGTAGGCTCTACCATTAAATAAACAGTATCAGTATCACTGCCAGCTGTACTAGCCGCAGCTATACTTACAGGACCATACTCTGAGGCTATCCTCATGTGGTTTTCAAATCCTGCAGTATTATCTGCTAGCTGAATAAAAGCTCTTCTAGTACTATCTTGTTTAAATGTTAATAGAGGGTTACCATTACTTGCCGTAGAGTTTAATACTATATTTTCAGAACCATCTGTAACAGTCAATGTTCCTGTTATAGCTTTATCTCCTGTTGTTAATGATGTTGCTGTAGCAGCATTACCTGTAGTGCTTTGATTTAACGTAGGAACATTGTTGGCGTGAATAGTTCCTGCACCATCTACTGTTAAGTCAACAGGTATAGCATCAACAACTAAATCTATTGTGCCATCGCTATCTTCATATGTTGCACTTATCCTAGTCTCAGTATTAGATGTAAACATAGCACCTACTATGTCTTGAACCTCTTCTGTAGTAAGCTGTGTATTTGTATCTGTAGATACAAGATCTATTGTTCCATCAGAATCTTCGTATGTAGCTGTAATATTAGTTTCAGTATTACCACTAAACATAGCACCAACAATATCCTGAACCTGTTCAGTAGTTAATGTAGCACCACTAGAGCTAAGTTCAACTTCTGGAACTTCATTACTCTTGTAATATAGTTTACCGTCTGAAGACTTAGTATATATAACACCACCATCACCATCAACAGGAGTTATTGGAACGTTAACAGACTCCCTTGTTCTAAGGTTGTCAGCTTTTACGTCTCCGTAAAAATCAAAAAGGCTACGTTGTAGCCTTTTCTTTAGTATTCTCATTACCTTAGTTCCGTAATCAGTGACTACCTCACCTATGGATTTATTAAGGGGTGATTTCATTTAGATTTACTTTTTCATTTTAGCACCGTACATTGCTTTTTTTTTCATTTTAGCACCGTACATAGCCTTCTTTTTCATCTTAGCTCCATACATAGCTTTTTTCATGGACGCACCATACATCATTTTACCTTTAAGTTTACCTCCATCTCTTAGCATTTTGTCATCTTTCTTCATACTCTCCATCATCTCTTTACTTCCCATACGACCACCTACAGCCATTTTCTTTTTCATAGATCCACCGCCCATCATCTTTCCTTTTCCATCAGCAGCATAGAATGGCACCATTTTTCCATCTGGTCCTTTAACCATTTTTAACTTGCCACCTTTATTCATCATTTTCATTTTTTTCATTGATGCACCACCTGGTGCTTTTTTAACTGCTTTCATTTTTTTTGTTTTTACAGGTGCAATCATTATAGCTAATGCACCATCATGTTTTGATTTTTTAACTCCTCGCATTCTTATATTTCTTCTGTCCCTTCAAGAACATTATAAAATTTATTAATCAACCTATGTGTTTTGCTTGTTACACGATACTGGTTCGGTTGATTTGAGTTCCAGGCTCGTTTTTCAAAGACAAATATGTAATCCCTTTTAACTAATTCAGGAAACATTCTATCGTTAAAGTTTTTACTAACGTACATATTTTTCCTTATAAACCTCTTGGTAAAAGACCCTTTCTCATCATTTATAAAAAGAAGGAACCTCATTTGATTATCCGTAAGGTCGTACTTTCTTTGGAAGGAGTACATGGTATCACTTAGATACTTCAGGTAATTCCTCATTGGCTTAGATTAAATTAGGTCAAAGATAATAATTTTATTATAATTAAAAAATTATCATTACATTTGCGTATAAAATAAAAAATTAAAATAAAAAATAATGGCACAAAGAAAATATCACACAGTAACTGTAACGCCTGTTTGTAAAACTGGTGCAGCAGTTGATGATGCAGATGTATTATTTAATCCAGTAAAAATTCCTGGTGCTTGCCCTAGAGATGCAGCATCTTTATTAAAATCTGCAGTTATGGTTGACACTGATGATAATCAAGCTGCTGTAGATTTATATTTTTTTCAAGTTAGCAAAGACTTAGGAACTTTAGGTGATGTAATAGATATTACAGATGCTAATTTATTATTAGCAAAACCATTAGGTTGTGTAACTATGCCTGCACTTTCTGGTGGAGTAGGAGATTATATACTAGGAAATATAAGCACTCTTGCTGATATAGACTTAGTAGTTCAGTCTGATGGAGATGACAATGATGAAGGTGCTATATATGTTGCTGGTATTGCTACTGCTACTAAAACATATTCAGCTTCAGGTCTTGTATTTACATTTGGATTTGAAGTTCTTTAGTAATGGAAATATTTAAAAACGACAATGCTTGGAATGAAAAAGCTATAGTTGGATTTATAGCTTTTGCAATAATGTGTTTGATAATGATAGCTGACCTTGTTACAGGATGGGTTGGATCAGACCTAGTAATAAACGAGTTTGTATACGATTCATTTGTGTGGGTTGTGTTAGGCTCGTTTGGTATTTCTGGCGTAGAAAAATTTGCTAAAAAATAATGGCAAAAGCAGTAAAAAAAGATAATAGATTAAAAAAAGCTGGAGTATCTGGATACAATAAAGCTAAACGTACTCCTAATCATCCTACTAAATCACACATAGTTGTTGCAAAGGAAGGTGATAAGATTAAAACTATACGTTTTGGTCAGCAAGGTAAAAAAGTAGGATCATTATCTGGAACTGCAGGTAAACCAAAAAAAGGTGAAAGTGCTAGAATGAAAGCTAAAAGAAAATCATTTAAAGCACGTCATGGTAAAAATATAGCTAAAGGTAAAATGTCTGCAGCTTATTGGGCTGATAAAGTTAAATGGTAATATGGCACAAGCAATAAAAAAAGCTAAAAAAGGTAGCACTGTAAATAAAGCAGGTAATTATACAAAACCTGGAATGAGAAAGCGTATATTCAATAGAATAAAGGCTGGAGGAAAAGGTGGAGCTCCAGGTCAGTGGTCTGCTAGGAAAGCTCAAATGTTAGCTAAAGCTTATAAAGCTGCAGGAGGTGGCTATAGAAACTAATGAAGGCTTTAAGAAAATCACAAAAAAGTTTAAAAGACTGGGGTGATCAGGATTGGGATTATGTAAATAAAGAAGATAAAAAAAAGCCTGTAAGTCAAAGAGGTAGATACCTACCTAAATCTGTTAGAAAATCTTTAAGTCCTAGTGAGAGAGCTGCTACAAACAGAGCTAAAAAAAGAGCTAGAAAAAAAGGTAAACAATTTGCAAAATATAGTAAAAAAGTAGCCCAAAAAGTAAGAAATGCGTAATGAAAAAAATATTTTATTTAATACTACTTATATCTTTAAACGTTTATTCTCAAGACACTTTATTTGTAGATTGCGATAACACACCATCTCCAGAGAATTGGTTAGGTGATGGATTTTGTGATGATGGTTCTTACACATGGAATGGAAATCCTATAAACTTTAATTGTGAAGAGTTTGGTTATGATGCAGGAGATTGTGAAGCACCACTGCCTCCTGAACCAGAAGGGATATTTGGATGTACAAATCCTGAAGCACCTAATTACAATCCTTGGGCTGAGTTTGATAATAACACTTGCATAGGATTAAGTTGTTCTGACGGTGAGGCTAAAATGATTTTTAAACTTACATTAGACCAATATCCTAGTGAAACAGGATGGATACTAACAGATTTATCTAACGGTCAACCTGTAGAAAGCGTAATAGCAGGAGAATACTCTTACGAGCAAGCAAATCAAACTATTGTATATGATCTGTGCGTACCTGAGACAGGTGTAGAACTTATATTAAGTGATGTATATGGTGATGGTTTAGAAGGGTCTTTATTTGGTGGTTCAGATGGAAACTTTATAATACTTGGTGATGCAGAGCCTTGTGGTAGTTTAGATACTTTATGGTCATTAGATAGTGCAGGGTTTGGTAGTTCTGCATATTCTGGTCCTATATGGTTAGAGCAATGTGACCTACCTATAATAGAAGGGTGTACAAATAATACATACATAGAATTTAATCCACAGGCTAACTTTGACGATGGCAGCTGTGAAACATTACACACACTAGGATGTATAAATCCTAACGCATTTAACTATAACCTAGAAGCTACACTAAATGAAATAGTACCTACATGTAACTATACTCTTATTATAGAAGATGATGGTGGTGACGGTTGGGGTGATTGTTATATAGGTGTAGTACAAGAAGATAGTATTCTTGGAACATATACTATGGGACCTGGTTCTTATTCACAACAGTTTGATTTATTATTAGAAACAGATAAACCTGTTAAAGTATATTATTTTGAAATAGCTAGTCCACAAACTCCTCCTGCAGAAGTTGCATTCCAGACTATGCACAACTCATTTAGACTTATTAACTCAGCAGGTGATGTAACATTGCAAGGTGGTGTTTTTCCATTTTCTAATAATGGACAAGGAGCACTTAAAGCTTACAAGCCACCTTTTTGGCATGTATATGATGCCATGCCTTTTTGTGGCGATTACTGTATACCAAAAATTTACGGGTGTTTGGATGAACAGGCTTTAAACTATAACTCAGAAGCAAATACAGATGATGATTCTTGCGTTGAGATTATAGAAGGTTGTACCTCACCCTTCGCATTTAATTATGACTCAATTGCTAATATAGACGATAGCTCTTGTGTTGCAGTAATAGTTGGCTGTATGAATCAGGAAGCTTGGAATTATAATCCTGAAGCAAATACTGCTGATGAATCTTGTTTATATTTTGGGTGTACTGATGAGCTAGCTCTTAACTACGATAGTACAGCTAATGTAAATAACGATAACTGTATATACCCTGTGCCTGGATGTACAGATCCAAACGCGTTTAATTTTGATGTAGAATCTAATGTTAATGATGGTAGCTGCATTCCTGTAATAATAGGATGTATGGACCCTACAATGTATAATTATAATGATGAAGCAAATACAGCAAGCGATAATTGTATCCCTTTTATATTTGGGTGTACTGATACTACTGCTTTTAATTACGACCCTGTCGCTAACACTAATAATGAGTCTTGCATCCCAATAATTTATGGGTGTACAGATCCTAACGCTTTTAACTACGACTTAGAAGCAAATACAGAAGACTTTTCTTGTATTGATGTAATGTATGGCTGCACTGACAGTACATCTTTTAATTATGATACACAAGCAAACACTGATAATGGTGGCTGCATAGATGTATTAGAGGGATGTATGGATCCTTTTGCTCATAACTATGATGCAGTGTATAATACGGATGATGGAAGTTGTTTATATGATGCAGGTTGTATTGGAGGTCCTGGAGTTCCATACTGGTTAAACGACACATGTTATGCTTGGGTAATTATGGTAGATCCTTATTGTTGTAATAATGATTGGGATGATAAATGTCAACAACTATATTGGAGTTGCAGTGAAGATAGCGAACTTGATACTAGAAATTTACTTAGAGGTCACAATATAGTTATGTATCCTAATCCTATGGGAGATATGTTAAATATATTAACAAACGGACCTGTTGGTATTATGGTTTACGACATAACAGGTAAGCTTATTATTAAAATAAAAGAAACTCAAACACATAAAGGATTAAATTACTTAGACGTAAGCTTATTACCTTCTGGAATTTATAATTTTAGTGTAACATATAATGGTAGTACTAGCACAACAAAACTATTAAAGAGATGAGAAAAATATTATTAATATTATTATTTATTCCCTTTATAGGAGGTGCACAAAATCTTAAAAGTATTTTTAAGTATTCAACAATGTATGCCGCAATTAATGGTGGTACATCATTAGGTGATGATCAAATATGGTCTGTAACATCTGGATCTTTAGAAGAAGAAACTATTAAAACACCATTTGATTACAATATATCTATTGGTATTAGAAAGATTAAAAGATTTGGATATGAGAACAGAGCCAACACTTTTTATAATGGTACAGAAAATTCTTATTCTGATGCCGCAACCATTGGTAGAGTTGATGGTTTTGAATATTTGTTCGAGGCTGATTTTGTAAGACGTTTAGGGGTAAACTACACTAATCATCATCACTTTGTAAGATATGTTGCAGATAAATGGGTAAGTAAAGTAGAGTATCTTGAGGATGGTTTTGCAGATATAAAATATTTTGAAGCATCAGAAAGATTTAGATTAAAGATAAGGAGCGGTAAGCTTTCATTAAATGGGGGTTTAGTACAAAGACTTGCCGAACCTTATGGCTTTAATCCTTTAGAAGACTGGGTATTAGATAATGGGACTCTTCATTATACATACCTTGCTCTTCAAGAGGGGTACAACATCACCCTAGGGGGAGAATACTTTTCGCCTGATGGAGTTCTTGTAGCCAGCAGTCAAGAAGTGTGGGAAGAAGTTGTTATACCACAAGTTATAAATAATTATGTAGAAAAACAAAGAAACTCTATATCTAATATAGTTGAGTATTCTTTTGTTATGGGTTTGGACTATTATCATTTTACAAAAGACTTCTGGTTTCATACTTGGGGAAACATCATGCCATATCATTTAGACACTAAAAATACTTACTCTTATCATAAGTTTAATGAAGGCCAATGGGTTGACTATTCTTTAGGTTTAATTTATGGTTATAGATTTAATAAAAGTTTTGGTATATTTGTGGAAGGAAGATACAATAAGTATTGGAACAGACAGTGGCACAACTTTAGCGTTGGCCTTAATTATGTAATATTCTAAAGATGGCAAAAGAATTAAATGAAGATACTACCCTAAAGCTAAGTATAAAAACATTAGCTGGAATAGCAGTTTTAATATTCACACTCGTAGGTATGTGGTTTACCTTGCAAGCAGACATAACAGAAGCTAAAGAACTACCCCTTCCTCCTGATCCTGAAATTACTCGAATGGAGTATGACATGAAAGATCAACTTATTAGACAAACTATTATGACTACTCAAGAAGATGTAAAAGAAATTAAAGGTCACATGCTTCGTTTAGAGGAAAAGATAGACGATTTAAAGTAATGATAAAAACATTAGTATTATTAATTATTATAACAGCAGCTGTAAACGCACAACATTTGCCAGCACGTAACGCTAATAATTTTAATACTGCTTTAAATGCTGTTAAAGATTTTTCTATTGCAGAAGACAAACAACTTCACGCAGCAGGATGTTATGTAATAAGCTCTGCAGTATCTGCTATAGTTTATAACAAAACAAAAAACAGAAAACGTGCTATATTGTCTGGTTTGGGAATGTCATTAATTGTTGGTGCTGGAAAAGAGATGTACGATATAAAGAATGGAGATTCTAATTGGGAAGACATGTTAGCAAACACAATAGGAGCAACACTAGGTGTATTAACCGTTAAAATAGCAATATGAGAAAACTATTAATATTATTTCTATTACCATTTACAGCTATGTGTCAGGACTTTTCTGATGGGATGGTAGCTGTTGAGTTTAATGCTAGTTTTAATAAAGCTAACGAAGTTGTTTGGTTAACAAAGTTAACAGATTGTGAGGTAGAAAGAGTAGATATTACATCTGATTCTAGATGGGCAAGTGAGTATAAGATAGTAGTTGTTCCTACTATTGTGATATTTAATAATAATGAAGAAGTAAAAAGATTTCAAGCAAATATAATGATGATTATGGAAGCTACTAAGAGTGAAGTTCAAAACTCTATAGACGAAATAGTCATGGAAGCGTTTTAAATTTAAATTATGAAACTAAGTAAAAATTTCTCTCGTGCAGAGATAGAACACAGTAACACAGCAAAAAGATTAGGTATAAGCAATGAGATGTCGGAGAAACACTTGGGAAGCATGCAAAGGCTTATTGACAATCTTATACAGCCTCTTCGTGACTCTATTGGTCCTATTCGGATTAGTAGTGGTTATCGTTCCCCGTCACTTAATCGTGCAATTGGGGGGAGTAGTCGCTCACAGCATAGTAAAGGTGAAGCTTTGGATCTCCAGTTTTGGGAAAAAGGAAAAATGAATAACAAAGTTATTTATGATTGGATATTAGATTCAGGTTTAGAGTTTGATCAAATGATAAACGAGTTTGATTTTTCTTGGATACATATATCGTTAAAAAATAATAGTAATAGAAATCAGGTTTTAGAAGCGTATAAAGATAAAGATGGTGACACTGCTTACAAACTTGCGTAATTATGAGTAAACTATTAAATTTTTTAAGTGGAGGTGTTGTTAAACAAGTTGGAGATGTAATAGACAACCTTAGCACCTCTGAAGAAGAAAGACTAGAAGCAAAGCGTAAGATGGAAGAGGTTCTTATGCAAGCTGAATCACAAGCACAAGAGCAGGTTACTAGACGATGGGAGGCGGATATGAAGTCTGACAATTGGCTTTCTAAAAATATTCGTCCTTTGATATGTATATTTTTAACTGCAATTTTTGTAGTTTTGTCAGTGTTTGATGGGAACGCAGGGGGGTTTGAGATTCAAGAAAGTTATATACCTATATATCAAACGTTATTAATAACAGTGTATGGAGCTTACTTTGCAGGTAGGTCTATAGAAAAAATAAGAAAAAAATAAAATGTCAGATTTAAAAGGAAGATCAATAGCATCTACATATAAGAATTTAATCCAATCTTCTGGTGAAATTTCTAGCAGTTCTTTAAAACAGATTCAAAGTGGTTCTGGAAATAATGTTGCCATGAAGTTGTCTACAGATAAGGCTGTTTTCCCAAAGGTAGGTATTGGTAATACAGGGTCTAATCCCGATGGTTTGTTACATGTTTTATCTACGTCTGCAGGATCAGTTACATCAAACTCTTTAGCTGATGAAATTGTTTTAGAGTCTTCAACTAATACTGGTTTATCTATATTATCAGGTGCGTCACATAAAGGTAATATGTTTTTTGGTGATGCTAATGACAATGATGTGGGTAAAATATCTTACAATCACGCTGATGATTCATTTAGTTTTAGTACTAATGGATCTGTTTCTATGACTTTAGATAAGAACTCTAATCTTAAAGTGAATGGTACGGTATCTCAATCAGATGATAGATTTGAGCTTGTAGAGTATTTTGAAAAAGTTCCAAGTTTAGGTATAGCAGACACTCAAGTAACTCAATCTTCAAGTGCTACAAATACTGTAACTTTGAATGCTAAGTATGGTGTTATAACTATGCAATCAGTTGATTTAGCTGCTACAGATACTGTACAGTTTACTTTTAACAATGATCATATATACGGAGCTACATCTCAAGTTTTAGTTAGCATAATAGATTCAAATATAAATACAGCTGATAATGCTATAGTTAGCGTTATGGTTCTTGATGTAGCTGATGGTAGTTGTAAAATACGTATCGGTACTAATGGTACTGATATTGCCGATCAAGTGTTTAAATTGTTTTTTGTAATAGATCCTTATATTACTCCTAATCAAAATTTTGTTTTGGGTGGTACTAACTCTGGATCTGTTCAAGTAAGCGGTAATGCTGGAAGACCTACTAATGGTTTTGCTGGTATTAAGTTAGTTACAGGAACTACTGACAATGATTTTACCGTTTTAACAACTAGAGATGGTGAGACTGAAATCCCAACTACTTTTGATTCTTCAGCTTGGTCTTCTGTTCCTTTTGGTACAGAAAATAAAATACAGTTTGATTGTGGTTTGTCTACAGGTGGTACTATAACTAATTATGCCATATGGGCAGGATTAAAACTAACTGAGGTGGGAGCTTATGCTACAGATGCAAATCAAGCTTACTTCTTGTACGCTACTGATGATGATTTAGGAGCCTTAACAACTAATGGAAATTTACACTTTGTGTATAGTGTAGGTGGCACAGATTATATAACAGATTTAGGTATATCAGTTGTTGCTAGCACTGTGTATAAATTAAGAATTTCTATTGATGAAAATAGAAAAATTAGTGTTTTTGTAAACAACGTTCAATACGGTTTAACCTCTACTCCAACAACAACCACTGCAGGTGGTGTAACTGAATCTGTAAGTACTGCAAAGTCTTTAGCTTTAACAGACGATATAGATTTATTACCTTTTGTAGGAGTTCAAGCTTTAAGTGCATCAGGTAGAGGTATGCAGATTGGGTTTATAAAAATGTCTAGAGATTTATTTGAGTAATAAAATATATAATAAATTTAAATTAAAGAAAAATGGAAGCAATAAACCCTATTATAAGAAAAATAACAATAGGGGACTTAAAGCAAGGTTTGACTTATCAAGTAGGTCAAAAGATGCTTGGAGGTTCACTAGAAGTCACCGCAATAATTCAAGACGAGGCGGCTTGGTATAAACATCAACAAGTAGTGTATGATGTATATATAAAAAAAAATGGTGAGGAGTTTTCAAGACCTTGGAAAAGGTTTTTTTCTCAACCAACCGCTATAGAATATAATACTGCAGTACTGGAAGAAGAGTACGAAGTTAAGTAAATAGTAAAAGTAAATATAAGCAAAAATGAAGCCAATTAAAGACATCTACTGGATAGAGGTAGAAAAAGAAACAGAAGATACTATAATGTTAAACGGTGTAGAATTGTATAGAGATACAACTTACGATCCTATGAGATTAGCAAGACAGTATGGTACGGTGTATAAAACACCAATGCAAGACACTAAAGAAACTGGAATACAAGAAGGTGATAAAGTTTGGTTTCACCATTTTGTAGCAACAGATACAAATTATGTTGAGCATGCTGATAAGGATAATATATATCAAGCTTTTGCAGAGCAGATATACCTTATTAAAAGAGGAGAAGATTATATTCCTGTAGGGGTATGGAATTTTATGGAGCAAGAGATGAAAGAGCCAGAGCAATCTGAGTCTGGAATATTTTTAGAGACTTCAGCTTCTGAAGTAGAGCTTCATGGAAAAGCAGTTATAATAACTGATTGGATGAAAGAACAGGGTGTAAGTAAAGGAGATAGAGTTATGTGGAGCGAGAACTCTGAGTATGATATGGACATAGATGGTAATAAACTTCTTCGTATGCGTAACTTTGATGTCTTAGCAGTTTATGAAGGAGCAGAATAGAGATTATGCTCTTAAGACTTTAGAGAAGTTAATAGAAGCAAGTAAGGGGGCTGTAGATCTTCTTATAGAAGAAATAGGCAAACCTTTAATAGAGGAAGATGACGCTAAAAGAAGACAAGCTATAAAAGCAAAAAGAGAATGCTTTGAAGACTGTCAAGAAATTCTTTTAGGAATAAAAAACCTTGAGGATAGAATCAAGGAAGGTGAATCCTTAATAGAAGAGAAAAAAGACTTTAAAGGGTCTTTTGCTGAACGGTATGCAAAAAAGTGATACTATATATCTAATAGAGGGTAACGAAGGAGAGATCTTAGAGTTTGATAACTTAAAGATAGTTCTGCCTAAAAAACCTAGATATAAAAAAGATATACTATATTACAACCTCCCTAAGAAAAAACAAAAGTGGACTAGAGAGGATATACCAAAGGGTTTAACAAGGGATAATGCTACAGATTATGTAGATTACATAGATGAAGAGTTTAGAAGAAGAAGAGATGGTTTGTGGTTTTATAACAATGGCATCCCTACTTATATCACTGGGTCTCATTATATGTTTCTTCAGTGGAGTAAAATAGATATTGGCTACCCTGATTATAGGGATGCAAATAGAACGTTCTTTATTTTTTGGGAAGCGTGTAAAAACGACAAGAACTCTTACGGCATGTGTTTTCTTAAAAACAGACGTAGTGGTTTTTCTTATATGGCTAGTAGTGAGATAGTTAATCAAGCTACACAGATTTACGATAGTAACTTTGGTTTGCTTTCTAAAACTGGAGCTGATGCTAAAACTATGTTTACTGATAAAGTAGTTCGTATATATAGAAACTACCCGTTCTTTTTTCAACCTATACAGGATGGTTCTAGTAATCCTCGTGTAGAGCTAGCGTTTAGAGAGCCTGCTAAAAAGATTACTAAAAATCAAAAGCATATAGAAAAGTCTGAAGCTTTAAATTCTATAATAGATTGGAAGAATACTGCTGATAATAGTTATGACGGTATGAAGCTTAAACTTCTAGTACATGACGAGGCTGGCAAGTGGACAGGTCAAAACTCTATAAAGAAAAATTGGGGTGTAACTCAAACATGTTTACTACTTGGTAGAAAAGTAGTAGGTAAGTGTATGATGGGTTCTACTGCTAATAAACAACAGGATGGTGGTGCAGAGTTTAAAGATATATTCTATGATTCTGATATGGGAGAAAAAGATCTTAATGGTAGGACAAAGAGCGGTTTATATAAATTATTCATACCTGCTTATGATAATCTTGAAGGTTTTATAGATGAGTATGGATATAGTGTTATAGATACTCCTGACAAGCCAGTTATGGGTATTGATGATATGTATATTGACACTGGTGCTAGAGATTACATACAGAATAGAAGAGATGCTTTAAAAGATGATACAACAGCGTTATCAGAGTTTAAACGTCAGTTTCCATTTACTGTAGAGGAAGCCTTTAGAAATGACACACAAAGTTGTATATTTGATGTCGAAAGGATTTATCAGCAGATGGATTATAACGAAGTTAATAATACTCCTACAACAAGAGGAGAATTTGTTTGGAAAAATAGCGTACAAGACAGCGAGGTTATATGGATACCTCACAGAAAGGGTAAGTGGGAGATTACTTGGGTTCCAGAGCTTCAAAACCAAAATGTTATTACATCTAGGTATAACAAGAAGTTCCCTGGTAAATCAGATGCTTTGGTTGCAGGATGTGACCCTTATGATCATGATACCACTACGGATGGTAGAAGGTCTGATGCTGCTGCTCATGTATTCCATAAGTTTAGTATGGCAAGTGATGCGTCTATGCAGTTTGTTTGTGAGTACATTAATAGACCTCCTAAAGCGGAGATATTTTACGAAGACATGATTAAGATGTGTGTGTTTTATGGTTGTCAGATACTGGTAGAGAATAATAAAGTAGGAATACTAAAGTATTTTGAAAACAGAGGATACTATGAGTATTTAATGGATAGACCAGATATGACGCACACAGAGTGGAGTAGAGGAAAGCAAAAGACAAAAGGAATACCTGGATCAGGTGCTGCAGTAATAAATGCTCAGGCAGAAGCTATAGCAACATATATATATGACCACGTTGGTTATAATGCAGACACTGGAGAGATTGGAAGATGTTTTTTTAACACGCTTTTAGATGATTGGAGTAGATTTGAGATAGATAATAGAACAAAGTACGATGCTAGTATATCGTCATCATTGGCTTTACTAGCATCACAGAAGTATATAAAACCTAAAAAAGAAATAAAAAAAGCACACCCTATAGTAAAAAAATATAATGTTAAGGGGATGTATAGTAAAAGAATTAAGGCATGATGTATAATAATACAAAAGATAAGTTAAATGGCTATCCTTCTCCTTTAGC